TGTCAAGGATTAAATATGGCGATTAAGGATTTAATTGTACCTAGTTTTGTTGGTATCAATACTGTCGAGTTTATTGTTACCCGTGGGTACAGTGCGCAGAATCCAGTAATCCAGTATTTTGTACCAGCAAACTCTCTGATTGGTAACATTGCAGATGTCGATAGATTTAGAAAGGGCGTTGCTTTAACTGGATTTACCTTTTCTTTGATTAGTCGTCTAGACGGCTCTGCTCTTACTTCTGGTACAATCGTATCGAAGATAACAAAGGACGGTGGCACTCAGGGCTCTACGTCTGGTTCTGCTGTCCACGAAGGAAATGGTCAATGGTCGATTAATTTAACGGCTACTGAGATGGATGCTGATGTTATAGGACTGTCCTTGACACATGCAAATGCAATCGCAACTTATACGGTGCTTAAAACAAATGGCTAAAAAGAAAAGAAGGAAACCCGGCTGGGCGTTGTTCATAGACAGGATGCGTAGGGAGGATAGGTACCATCTGTACAAAGAGAAGTATGAGCAGTTTCTCAGTGAGGGCGAGAATCAAAAGCAGGCTTCTTACAAGGCTTGTGTAATGATTGGGTATCTAGGACCTGAAAAGGAACGTGAGATACAATCCGTATGGCTGGCTGAACAAGAAGCTCGTGAGAATCGTGCTGATGAAGAGGCTAGGGACAAAGAAGAGAAGGATGAAGTTGACAAGGAAAAGAAGGCAGCTAGAGCTAAGAAGTATAACGAGATGAAGCCTGTGCTTTTGCAGCGTGAACAGTTAGACCTGATAGATGAACTGGGTGAGTATGATATCAATGAGTCAGCTCTACCCGCTGATATAGCTTGGGTGTTTCATAACTTACATAAGTGCAAGGGTGAATTGGACGAATGGCTAGTTGGGCCTCACAATGCTCCCACGCCGGGTGCGTGGAGCATGTTAGTCTGGGCAGTTGGCAATCAGACAAAGTTCATGGAACTTGTCATCCGTGAGGAGATGAAGGCCAATAGTAACAAGGACGAAGACAAGACAATTAAAGCAACTAATCACACGATAGAGCAGATAGAGGAGATGTTGGCTAATATTTAATGAGAGGGGGTGAGTATGGTGAAGAAACTTTTTCATTCACTGGGGTCATTGTTTTTTTTGATGGCTTCGATTTATATGGGGGTATTGATTTGGAAGTCTTACGTTTGGTCAAAATGGTTGCATCAGTTGAACGATGCGTTACAGCATAGTTCTGGTGGTCCACTAATTTAGGAAAAGACATGAGTTTATATAGTCAGGTTCCAAAGGGCTTGAAAGAAAACCTTGAATATCGTAGGGATTTGCTTCGTTGGGCAGATACCATCGAAAGGCAGAGGGTTCTGTTTACAGCATGTAAAGAGGACGTTCTTTTTTTCATCAATGCTTTTTGCTGGCTATATGAACCTAGGTCGTCCCGCTTGAGGGGGACGACCTCTAATGTCATTCCTTTCTTGACTTATGAATACCAAGATAGGGACTTCGTTAATATGAACGATGTTCTGGGCAACAGGGATATCGGTATCGAAAAGTCTCGTGACTTAGGTGCTACTTGGATGTTCCTGACTTTGCTTTTCTATCAATGGATGTTCCACGATTTCAGCAGTTTCGGGATTATGTCTCGTACTGCTGACCTCGTGGACAAGCCCGGGAAGAAAGATACGTTGATGTGGAAGCTTGACTTCTTGCTTACAGGTGACGGTGGCAAGGGTGGCCTGCCACCGTGGATGAGACCAGATGTTTATCGCACAGCAATGTTGATGGAGAACCGGAGCAACGGTTCCACCTTTGAAGGTGCTTCCACGACTGAAGATGCTTTCCGTGGTGGTCGTAAGAAATGTATTGCCATCGACGAATATGCTGCCTTCCCTAATGGCGACGACTACAAAGCCTTAGCTGCTACCCAACATGCAACGGACTGCCGAATGTTCGTGTCCACACCAAAGGGTGCTAGTGGTGCTTATTATGATGTGATGCACCAAGAATCAAATATGTTAAAGGTAATTATGGACTGGAAGGAACACCCAGTTCGTAAGCGGGGTTTATACACCTCGGACGAAGGTGAGGTCACAATACTTGATGAGACATTTGACTTCCCCGAAGATTACGAGTTTGTCAAAGATGGAAAGACAAGAAGCCCTTACTATGACCAAGAGTGCATGAGACCGGGGGCGACTCCCCAGTCCATTGCACAGGAACTTGACAGGGATTATGGCGGTTCCGAATACCAGATATTCGGAAAGGACTTATATGACATTGGCGCACAAAGTATTCTTAGTCCTTATGCTCGGGGTGTTCTTTATTATGATGAAAGTGACCTTGAGCCGCATTTTGGCGAAACGGAGGATGGCCCGTGGCATCTCTGGTGTCACAGGGATACCTCTGGAAAACCACTTACTTCTGGTCAGTACGTTGTGGGTTGCGATATCGCTGCCGGTCTTGGGGGCTCTTATAGCTCTAACAGTGTGTGTTTTGTGGTGGACCGTGTTACGAATGAGCAAGTAGCTGAGTATGCTACCAATACCCTTCGCCCGGAAATGTTTGCTGATTTAGTCATTGCAGCTTGTAAATGGTTTAATGATGCTTATCTGATATGGGAAATGAACGGTCCTCCGGGTGGTGCTTTTGGTAGACAAGTCCTAGATAGGCACTATCACAACATCTACTTCCGTGACACAGAAGGCCGAGCATTTAAGAAGAAAACTAAGAATCCTGGCTGGTTTAGTAATGATAAAAACAAATTATCTGTTCTATCTAGGATGAGCAGTGCGGTACAATCTAGGGAGTACGTTATTCGTTCTGATGCTTTACTTGAAGAATGTAGGCAATATATCTACAAAGACGGTAAGGTTGTACACTCAAGAAGCATAAAGACTAGAGATGACTCTGCTAAAGGACAATCTCATGGTGACCGTGTTATCGCAGCAGCGATTGCATGGCACGCTGTGAAAGATAGACCTCCTTCGGCAGTACCAGAGGTTGAAGAGTTTCGCAAGGAAATACCGCAGGGTAGTATGGCGTGGCGATATAAAGAACATGAAGACAGAATTAAATCTTTTGCAGATACAGGTTGGGACTAATGAATCCAAATAAAGAAACAGACCGTTCACGTCTTTTTAAGGCTATTGAATACTCAACACGTAACCTTCGCCCGTATCGTGAGATGCGAAAGAAGTTCGTTACTGACTACGTAGGTAGCTACTATAACTCCGGTGCAAAGAGTGATAACAAAGAAGTTATTATGAATCTTATGTACCAGACAGCAGAGACATATACTATGTCTCTCGCTGCTAATAGGCCAAGAGTGTTGGTGACTAGCAAGTTCCCAGAACTATCTGGCTTTGCACACAACTTTCAACGTACTGTCAATAATTTGATTGAAGAGATTCACCTTGAAGAAACAATTAGAGCTGCGGTACTAGAAGCGTTCTTTAGCATGGGTGTGGTAAAGGTTTATACAGGTGAGGCTGGATTTGTAAAATTGGCTGGTGAAGATGAATGGGTAGACCCGGGGAAACCGTTTGCCGAGAACATCAGCTTTGATGATTATATCTATGACATTGAGGCTACGACTAAGAACAAGATGCGGTTTGAACTCAATAAGTATAAGATGAGTCGTGATAAGGCATTGAATGATTCTTCGTTTGACAAAAAAGTTTTAGAGAACTTACAGGTATACCGTCGTGAAGGTGGTATGCACGACCATCAACCAGATACTCCATTGCGGGATTCATTCTTTGGTGAATCGAAGCCTGAAGCTTTGGAATCAGAATTGGAACTCATGGATGTGTGGCTTCCAAATGATAATTTAGTTGTCACCTTTTCTAATGGACAAGAGACTAAACCACTCAGAATTGTTGAGTGGGAAGGGCCCGAATCGGGGCCCTTCCATACGTTGACCTTGGCTGCTGAAGTGCCTGACCAGATTATGGGTGTGTCCCCAGCAATGAACCTTAAACCGTTGAATGATATTATCAATGGCCTGCTGAGGAAACAAAAGAGACAAGCCCAAAGACAAAAGGATATTCCGTTTTATCAGGACGGTGCACATGAAGATGCTCAGCGACTGCAACGTGCAGCTGACGGTGAATGGACACGAGTGTCTAATCCCGAGTCTGTCAATGTCCTAAAGATGGGTGGTGTTGACCAACAGAACCAAGCCTTCTCTATGGCTATGCAGGAACAGTTTGACCGCATGGCAGGCAACCTCCAAATGATGGCAGGGTTAGGTCCAAGTTCCGAGACAGCGACTCAGGATAAATTAATCCACGGTGCCGTGTCTAAGCGTGAAGCAAACATGCAGTACCGAGTTGTGGATTTCACCGCAGAGATTTGTAAGGACCTCGGCTGGTTGCTTTGGAACGATGAAGTGACTGAGCGTGAGAATAACTTTGAACTGGAAGGTTTTCAATTCCAATCTAAATGGACACCCGAACAACGAGAAGGTGACTTCCTTCAATACAACTTCGATGTCGAGCCATATTCAATGATGTATAAGTCTCCTAGTGAAAGACTGAACAACATTACACAATACATAACTCAGATAGCTATGCCGATGCAACAGAACATGATGGAGTCTGGTGGTCAAATAGACTTCCAAGAACTAACCAACTTGTATTCTGAGCTGCTGGATATACCGAGACTGAAAGAGGTTATTCGATTTGAAGAGCCTAAAGAAAACAGACTGGGGCCTAATCCACAGCAACCACCTCAAGCATCACACACAGTTAAAGAGAATGTACGCAGGTCAGTTCCCACGGGTGGAACACCCGCTTCAAGGAGCCATGTTATGCAACAGGTTCTTAACGGCGGTCAACCTAACCAACAACAGATGTCCCAGATGGGGCGAACTCCAGCAGTATAGGAATATATTATGCCAAAGGTAGGAAACAAAAGTTTTAAGTACAATAAAGCGGGCAAGGCTAAAGCCAAAACATACGCTAAGAAAACTGGCAAAAAGGTTAGACGCAAAAAATATTAATGAAAACTATTATTCATGTAAATCAACATAAGATTAAGTACAATACTAAGCATGGCACAAATGAACCATGTCTTACGGTGAAGACTTATAAGGAAAACAATTATGGACATGAAGCTATAATTATTAATGACGAAGGAATCGAAGTTGCCCGTGTTGTATACAGGCCGCATAAGCCACTATCTTGTGGTGCTCGATGCTGGATTGAAACCCAATTGAAAGTAGAGGTCTCCAATGGCGAGACATAGAGAATATCTATACAAGGACGATGACGGTGTTAATCGCTGGCATGACCATCCAAAGGGTTATACCCCAAGGAAAAATGCCGGGATTCCTTCATTCGGAGCTAATGGTTGGGCGACTGGTTTGGAAAGTGTCGGTGCATCTGTCCATAGCAATCAAGTAAATGAGTTCAGGGAAGATGCAAGGAAAGCTGGTTTTACTGGCGTTGATTTCAGGAATGATGGTATGGCTGTGTTTAGCTCCCGAGGGGAGCGACGGCGATACCTAAAGCATCGTGGTCTGCGTGACCGTGATGGTGGTTATAGTGATTAAAGGAAAATATTATGAGTAGCGATTTAGATACAGAATTATACGAAGGCTTAACAGAGTCAGATATGTCGGTTATTGAAGAAATAAACGACGAAAGAGACCCAGAAAGTATAATAGATGACGATTCTGAGGATATCTCTGTTGATATAGAAGAGGAAAATAGTCAAGATATAGGTAGTGAGAGTGTTGAATCATCCACTCAAGAAACCACTATTACTAATGAAATGCGTCAGGCCGCTGAGCACTACGGTCTCAATCCAGACGATTTCGGAAGTACCGAAGCATTAGGAAGAGTTGTTGACCAGTTTATTCTTGGTGAACAACAATTCCAGCAGGTTTATAACCAGCATAATGCACAACAGCAAGCTCGAAACCCACAGGGTGATAATGTCCCCAGTGCTGAAGAGGTGGCTGCCCAGTTTAAGATTGGATTAGGTGACGATTACGATGAAGGTCTCCGGTCTGCGATTGATAAATTATCCGGCAATATTGTTGGGTCTTTTAACGGTCAAGTGCAGGAACTTCGTAATCAAATTAATTATCAAAAGCAGTTTGTGGACCAAGCCTACCGGGAGCAATCCAAGGCTATTGCACAAACTCAACTTGATGAATTTAATAACGCCGTATCAAGTCTTAAACACAAAGGACTGTTTGGTGACAAAGCTTTTCAGTCATTAGATTCAAATAGCAAAGAGGCTGTAAATCAGTCTAAGCTGTATGACCAAATGACTATATTAGCAACTGGTTACCAGCAATCAGGGATGCAAGTTCCTGATTACCAACAATTAGTTGAGCAGGCTTATCGTGCCATTTTTGGCAATGAAATAGATTCGTTGAAACAGCGCAGGACAAATGACCGACTTCGGAAGGCGGCGAGTAGAAGACTTGGCGGTGGCAAAGCTACAGCTAAGACTAATCCTCCACCAACTGATGACCCGGTTAATGACCCAGTTCTCAAGGATGCCTTCGATGGTTATCTTCGAGACAACGGTGATTTGTAATGTGCATTTTATAAGGAGTATGCAATATGCCATTGCTACCAGACCAACTTGACGATTTTGTCAACTTGACCTTGGATAACTTCAAAAAGCGAAAGTGGGTAGACCTATCTTTAGATTTACAACATCACATATTCGCATCCAAGTTCTTGAACGGCAAAGCAGCTGACCCTGAAAAGGGCGGTGTTCAACTGAATTGGAAGGTCCAGACATCAAACACTGGAACTGCCAAATTTAGTGAACTTTATTC